ACTATAACGCAAGCACAATCAGTAGATTCAAACTACGCAGCAGTTTATTATCCTTGGATTAAGACAATTGATTTAAACACAAATAAATTAATCACTGTTCCCCCTTCAGTATTATTACCTGGCGTATTCGCAGCAAATGATAGAGTAGCAGCAGAATGGTTCGCACCAGCAGGATTAAATAGAGGTGGATTAGTAGGAGCAGTTAGTGTATTGAATAGATTAACACAATCTGAAAAAGATGATTTATATGAAAACAAAGTAAATCCAATCGTACAATTCCCTGGACAAGGTATCGTTGTATTCGGACAAAAGACTTTACAAGATAAACCATCAGCATTAGATAGAATCAACGTAAGAAGATTATTATTGACTGTTAGAAAGTATATTGCATCTACTTCTCGTTACTTAGTATTCGAACAAAACACAGCAGAGACTAGAAATAGATTCTTAAACATAGTTAATCCGTATTTAGAATCAATCCAACAAAGACAAGGTCTTTACGCTTTTAAAGTGGTAATGGATGATACAAACAACACACCAGATGTAATAGATAGAAACATTATGAAAGGGGCTATCTACTTACAACCAACTAAGACAGCTGAATTCATTCAAATTGATTTCAACATTTTACCAACTGGTGCAAGTTTTAACGGATAATTTAGAAATTAGATATTTATAATAGAAACAATTAAATAAAAGTAACATGCCAGAAATATTAGAGTTTGACAAAATGTTCTATAAGAATTTCGAACCAAAGTTAGGTAATCGATTCATTATGGAAATCAACGGTATCGAATCTTATCTTATTAAGACCGCAGCGAGACCAACATTCACATCGGAAGTTGTTGAATTAGACCATATAAACGTAAAAAGAAGGATTAAGGGAAAATCTACTTGGGATGATATCACTATCACTCTTTATGACCCAATTGTACCATCTGGTGCACAAATGGTAATGGAGTGGATTAGAACATCACACGAATCCCTAACAGGTAGAGATGGATATGCAGCTTTCTATAAGAAAGACATTACTTTCTATCTATTAGGACCAGTAGGTGATAAAGTTGAACAATGGACATTAAAAGGAGCATTTATTTCTTCAGCAAACTTCGGTGAGTTGGATTGGGCTTCAAACGACCCGTTATCAATTGAATTAACATTGACTTACGATTACGCTATTTTAGAGTACTAATATTTAACTGGAAATTATATAGAAAAAAGGGATGCAGAAATGTTATCCCTTTTTTATTTTTTTAAAAAGTTGATATATATTAGTAAACAATATTAAGTTATATTATGGAAGAACAAATCGAACAACAAGTTACAAGAGGGTTAGCACCACAAACAGCACCTCAGTATTCAGCACCAAAATCTTATCCTTTTCCAACGGAAGTTATCAGTTTACCATCAAAAGGATTAGTATATCCTGAAGGTAGTCCATTGGCAAAAGGCGAACTCACAGTCAAACTAATGACAGCAAGAGAAGAAGATATTCTTACTTCAGCTGCATTGATTCGTAAAGGTATTCAATTAGATAAATTATTAGAATCTATTGTAGTTGAACCAGGCGTTAATATCAATGATTTAGTTATTGGTGATAAAAACGCAATTTTGGTTACGTCTAGAATTTTAGCATTTGGACCGGAATACGCAGCAAAGATAACTGACCCATTTGATAGAGAAGAAGTTGATATTACTATTGACTTATCTAATATTAAAATTAAAGAAGTTGATGAAACTAAATTGAATAGAGATAATGAATATGATTTCTTTTTACCTATATCAAAGACCAATATCAAATTTAAATTAATAACTCATGGAGATGAGATGATTATTAATAAAGATATTGAAGCAAGTCAAAAGGCTCTAAAAACTTCAAATGAAATTACAACTAGATACAGAAGAATAATCATCGAAGTAGATGGTGTAAGAGATGCTGGTACAATCAGTAACTTTGTAACTAATCGTTTATTAGCAGGTGATTCTAAAGCATTGAGGAAGTACATATCAGATATAACTCCAGATTTGGATTTAAAATTTGATTATACATCCCCTGTAACTGGTGAGACGGAGGCACTTCGTATTCCTTTTGGGATTGGGTTTTTTTACCCTGCCGACTGATTATAGTTCCTATCTTCATAAAAAGATTTTTCAAATGGCTTACTATGCAAATGGTGGGTTCAATTGGAATGATTTATATTACATGCCGATTAAACTTAGAGAATTCTATTATAGAGAACTTCTTAAAGCTAAAGAAACGGAAAGAGAAGATATGGAAAAAGCAAACAGCAAAGCGAAATCAAATTCTTCTAAAGTAAGAAGAAGGTAATAAAATATTTGTTTATATTTATACATAAACATAAAGAATAGAATATGTCCAAACAAACATTAATAGAGACTAAATTACTTGATAAGATATTCAGCTTTTTTGGAGGTAGTGGGAGTACTTCAAGTAAAGAAAAGTTTTTAGATACAATCAAAGATAAAGACCCACAATTAGCACGTGCGTTTTCAAAATGGGATTCCGATTTACTAACTCTATTACAAAATAGTAGAAAGATATATGTAAAGAACGGAGCCGATACAAAGGAAGTTGATAGACTTATCAGTAAACTTAGAGGATAATAATTACATTAGCCAATGCCTTTTCAAAAAGATTATAACGACCAAGCTAAAGTAGTTAAATATATTTTAGCTGCTGAAAAAGAACTTGCTAAGCTTCGAAAAGATGCACAGGATGATGATGCTTTACAACTTAAACTTATCAAAGAAAAGCAAACTGAATTAAATAAGCTTAAAAAAATTCAAAAGGATAATGCTAAAATAATTAAAGATTCCCTTTCCGATTTTGAGGATATGGATGATTCTATTGTTAGTTTTGGAAATCAGCTTAAAAAAAATACTAAATTTGTAGAAAAGCAACGAGATGTATTTGATACTATAAAAGTTGCAACATCAAGCATAGCAATGGAATTGGCAGCAGGTGGAACTGCTAATAAGAAAACTCAAGCGCAAGTAATTGCAATGAATAATTCTTATAAAGCAATGCACGTTTCGATTGCTGATATTAATAAAGAATATGCATTGGGTAGAATATCAAATGCCGAAAGAATTGAACAAATTAAACAACAATCTGAATCGTTTCAAGATGTAGCTGCAAAAATTGATATGTCAACCATCTCATCAAAAGATTTGACAAAGCAAATACAATCGATGGTAAATGAAGGACATAGTTTTACAGAAGCTATGGAAAAATCGGAAATGAAAACCGAAAAATTAGATAAAATATTTGAATCATTTGAAGGTATACCGGCATTAGGTGAAGTTAATACATTATTAAAAACAAATATAAAAGATACAGTAGCATTTAAAGCAGCTGTATTTGCATTAGGAGCAGCATTAGGAGCAGCAGCAATGAATTATTTTGGAGCTCCAATGAAAGCAGCTTTACAAGCTCAAAAAGAAAGAGAGCAAAATGAAATTGATACAATTGCAGATGTTGCTAAATTAAGAAAAGATGCCGAATTTATTCCTGCACAAATAGGACAAGAAAGATTAGAAAATGAAATTGAAGCAACTAATCAAATAAATAATTTAATGCATGAAGCTGCTTATGCAGGACAAAAAGCAGCAATTCAATTTAGTGCATCAATGCAAAGTGGAGCTGCTCAATTTGAAAGAGCAGCAAAAACGGCATTATTTGGTAATAAAATAGGTTCAGTTGGATATGGCGCCGCACAATTACAATTAGCAGGTATAGGTGCAGATAAAGTTGCATCAGCTATGGAAGCTGCGAGTATGGCAACCGGTAAAATGCCAACCGCAAAAGCAGCTGCTGATATGGCAGTTATGGCTGAAAGAACCGGACAATCAGTAGATGATATATCAACCATCAACGAAGCATTTATGCGTATGGATGGTATGAGTGCAGATGTTGCTATGAATATGCAAGAGGGAATGCGTAATATGGCAGACCAGGCGGGTATTGGATTAGGGAACTTAATGAAGGAGGTTGCAGAATCTTCTAAGGAAGCATTGGGATATCAAATTAAAAGCGGACCTGCACTAGCTAAAGCAGTTGCATATACACAATCAATGGGACTTAGTTTTGGTGATGTAGCTAAGGCAGGTAAAAATATGGTAATGAACTATAAAGATAGTATCAAAGCCGAAATGCAATTAAGTTCATTATTAGGTGAGCAAGTAGATTTATCAGAAGTAAGAGCTAAGTTTGCAGCTGGCGACCAAGCCGGCGCATTGGATTCATTAAAAGCACAAGGATTAGACCCTGCTGATATGGATATGTTTCAACAACAGGCATTACAAGATTCATTGGGTGGTATGGATTTAAGTTCATTATCCAAAGTAGCAAATAATACGGGCAAATCTGGAGGTAATTTAGCAGCTGGAAATGCAAAAGGTGGTAATAAAGATTTCTTATCAAGAACCCAACAAGCGGAAGCAAGTTTAAGTGCAAAAGAAGCTTCAATATCAGCAAATACAGCAATAGTTGATGCAAAACTTTCAAAAGAAATAGCAGATGCTTATTTAGCATCGCCTGAATATGAAAAATATAAAAAGGAACAAGCTAAAGCAGCAGTTGCAGCACGTGAGTTAGAAAGTTCAATGACAGATGCATGGAAAGCAACTGATGCATATAAAAAATCATTATCCGATACTACAAAATTAAACTTTGTAGATACTATGAAGGAAGGTTTATTAGATGGATTAGGCGCCGTTGGTGGTGGTTTACTAACAACAGGAATAAGTAAGATGTTTGGTAAAAAAGCTGGTGGTATTGCAGGAATGATAACTGGCGGTGGAGGCGGTGGTGAAGAAGATGGAGCAGGTAGTGGAGCTACCGGAGGCCCAATTGCAAGTGTAGCTGCACAAATTACTGCAGCTGAACCTGCGTTAAAAAAAGCAAAAACATTAGGACAAAATTTAAAAGATTTCGGTAATGGTGTTGGTAGTTTTATTAAAAGTGTTGGTAAAGGAATGGGTGGAGCAATAGAAGCAATACTTGGTGGGTTTGGAAGGGGTATGGCTGTAATTGGTCAAAATGCGGGTTATGTTATGGCCGGTGGTGTAGCGATAGCCGCAGTAATAGCATCAATTGGGGCCGGAATAGCCGCTGCATCATGGATAATGGGAAAAGCATTACCTACTTTAGCAGAAGGTTTAATGTCATTTAATGATGTAGATGGTAGTAATTTAAAACAAGTGGGATTAGGAGTTGCTGCATTAGGAGCTGGTTTGGTAGGAATGGGAGCAGGAGCGGTATTGACGGGTATTGGTAATTTAGTTGGTGAATTATTTGGTGGTGGTATAGAAGATACAATTAAAAAAGTAGAAAAATTTTCAGAGGCAAATATAAATGCAGCTAAAGTTAAAAATAATGCAGATGCGGTTGTTGCGTATGCAAAATCAATGGTAGCAATGGGTGCAGGTAATGCATTGGGTGGAATTGGCAACTTGGTCGGTGCAATTGCAGATAGCATATCAGGATTTTTTGAAAAAGAACCACCAATTGAAAAAATGAAAAAATTTGCAAACTATAATTTTAATGCAAAAAGAGTTGGAGAAAATGCGGATGCAGTTGTTTCTTATGCAAAAGCAATGGTAGCAATGGGAGCAGGTAATGCATTGGGTGGAATTGGAAATATGGTTGGAGCAATTGCAGATAGTATAGCGGGATTTTTTGAAAAGAAACCACCTATTGAAAAAATGAAAGAATTTGCAAACTATAATTTTGACCCAAAAAAAGTCGGCCAAAATGCAGAGGCAGTTACTGCATATGCAAAAGCAATGGTTGAATTGGGTAAAGGTAGTGCAGTAAGTGGATTAGGTGCCGCAGCAGGTGCAATCGGTGACTCAGTTGCAAAATTCTTTGATGCAAAACCACCTTTGGCCAAAATGCAAGAATTTGCAGCATACCAAATTGGTGATGTTGCTAATTTAGAGAAAAATGCAAAAGCATTTACTATTTTTGGGATGGCAATGCAATCTTATAAAGGAACGGGTGAATCAATGTGGCACCAATTGGGAGAGGGAATTGCAAAATTCTTTGGAGCTAAATCGTCCTTAGATAAAATGAAAGAATTTGCTGCAGCAGATTTGGGTGATATTAGTAAATTGGAAGGAAATGCAAAAGCATTTACTTTATTTGGTAATGCGATGGCATCTTATCAAGGAACAAAAGATTCAATGTGGCATAGTTTAGGAGAGTCAATTGCTTCTTTCTTTGGAGGAGAGACTCCATTGACCAAAATGAAAGCATTTGCAGCTGAAACTTTTGACCCGGTACAAGTTGGAAAAAATGCAGAAGCATTTGTATTATTTGGTAACGCAATGGGTCAGTATAAAGGTACACAGGAAGGATTTTTTTCCCAACTTGCCGAAGGTCTTGCAAGCTTTTTTAGTGGTGGCAAAACCGATTTAATGCAAAAATTTAGAGAATTTGCCCAATTAGATGCAGCCGGTATTAATGCAGCTGCAGGTGCAATAGTTAATTTTAATAATTCTCTATTTACATTTAATACTGACCGAGCAAAATTGGTTGGGCCAGCACTTTCATCAATAACTGAAAGTATAAGTTTAGGAGCGGGTAATACGGAAGCTGAAAACTTAAATAATATGGCACAGGGAATGAATGCATATGCATCCGCAGTTTCATTCGCTGCAACCGGTATTGCTGGGTTAATTACAATGTCTACTGGAATAGATACTTTTTCAAATGCACTCACAAATCTTTCATCCGCATTAGAAAGATTAGGTTCAGTAAATATGAAATCAATTAATGATTTACCTTGGATTAGAATGACAGCATTTGCAGCAGCAGGTGGTAAAATCGTATTGGCACAATCAGCAAATAATTCATTTAATATAGCACAAGATACGGCTAAAAATATCGATAAATTAGCATCCGATACAAAAACTAATGTTCAGATATCTAAAAACTTACAAGCGTTAATGGCAGTATTAGCAGGTAATGCAAACGCTGCAAACTTCCAACTTAACATAGATGGTAAAGCAGTTACGAATATGATTACAAAAAGAGAAGCAGATAGAAAGGCCGGAGCTGGTAACCCATAAATAATACTTTCACATTTTTATTTAATGGATATTTATAGTAAATATAAAACTATAAATGGCGACAATCAAAGATTTATTTAAGAAGCAAAATAAAGACCTGTATGGTCTTATGGGCAAACTTTTTATAGAAAGTCACGGATTAATCAATGCCCCAAGAGCCGCAGCATTACTTACTTCATCACCCGATGCAATCGCTGATGCAATTGGTAATCAAATTGGTGGAGCATTGGGTGGTAATCCAAATAGAGTTTCAGATACGATATTCAAAAATAATAATGTATTTTCTAAACCAATTTCACTAGGTAAAACTCGAAGAGGTTTACAAGATGCAGTTGAAGCAGGTAAACCATATTTTGTAAAAAATAATCCTGCACCTGCATCATTAATTGCTATGGCTAGGCAGGGTGGTACTTCACCAGCTGGTATGGCTGCAAATTTAGCAGTACAAGCAATAAATAAATATGGTAGTAAAAACGGACTAAAAGACTTAAAAAATTTATTCAAGAAAAAAATAGCAGAACAAAATGCATATGGTTCAAAATATGCAAAAGATGATAATAATAAATTAGTAAAAAATGATATTATATTTTCAAAGTATGCACCAGCATATTCGATAGATAAAAATCAAACTGATTATACACAAGCTGCTATTGAAGGTAAAGAAAGAAAAAATTCAGCTATATTGAATGGAAAATCTCAATTAGATTTAATTAATTATAATATACTAAATGTATTAAAATCAGATAACGAACTATCAAAAGATAAACTTGATAAATTTATAACATCAAATACACAAATACAAACTCCATACGTTTTAATTAAAAGGTATAATAAACCAAGTGATAATATATTACTACCAGGTACAATTAGTGGTATTACCGATGAAGCTACACCTGAATGGAGTAATTTTAAATTTATAGGTTCACCATTTCAACAATACCGTTATATGGGAGTTGAAAGAAGTATATCATTTAGTTTGAAAATGTATTATACGGATAATGATACTAAATTATCAATGCAAAAAAGTTTAGATAAATTAAGAACATTAGTTTATCCGGAAGAAGATATTAGTGTAATTACTTATCCCGATAAGTCATATAGTCCACTTGGATTTAATGGTAATTTCATATATTTAACTGTAAATGGATTGTATACCGATTTATTTGGTTTAGTAGAATCTTTATCAATTGAGATAGATGATGCAGGTGTATGGGCAACAACTTCTGATAATTTTATGGATGGTAGCGATGTTAAACCATATCCAACCGTAATAAATGTTTCATTAGGTTTTAAAATCATAAACAACCCTAAAATAGAAAATAATAAATACGTTTATAATTTTACAGATTCTATGGTTAATAAATAAATTA